GAAGTGCAAGATATGTGCGGTGAGGACGTTTCTTTCTGTCTTGATGCGAAAGAAGCAGGTTTTGAAATCTGGTGCGACCCTCGAATTCGTGTAGGACATGAAAAAACCAGAGTTATATAATATTATAGTAAATAATAAGGTAGTATTTTCTAGTTTATCTCAAATGGAGATGTTTGAGAGACTAGAAGACCTATCTATAGAGTTCTATCAGACAGGCACACCGCACCCAAACGACATTAAAACGGAGATTATTACGGAGGATTAAAATGGCATATACGACCACATGGCATGTTTTAAATATGCAGCGAGAAACCTCGGATGGGTATGTTTTCGATGTAGCAATTCAATTAGCAGCAGTAGATAACGATGATAGTAATAAAAAATGGGCAGTAAACCAATCAGTACATTTAGAAAGACCAGAAGTACTAGAAATTCCATATTCAGACTTAACTGAAGCAAAAGTACTTGAATGGTGTAAAGAAATTCTTGATACAACTCAAATGACTCCAAATCAAACTTATACACAATTTCTAGAAGAGGAGATTAAAAGAAACATGGAGGATGGATTAGGTAATGGATTACCTTGGACTTAACTTAAAAGAGGATTAATTATGGCAAAAGCAAAAACAGGACTAACTGGAAACATGTTTGTGGAGGCAATTCCAAAAAAGTCTCGACAAGGGAATGGAAAACATTCAAAATATTCGGCAACCTCCCGTAACTCGGCTCGTAAAAAGTACAGAGGACAAGGAAAATAGAAATTTAGACCCCATTTGGGGTCTTTTTTTGTGCTAAATATTTCGATGTATGATTATTCCTAGAAATAGGTATAAATATATTAAGAAAACTGTTTATTTTTCTATATTTCATATGAATACGAGGATATCTAGATCATTTAAAGATATAAGTTTATCCTTTAATGCTCATCCAATTACGAAAGATCTTACAATAATTAAGAATGAGAATGCAATTAAGCGATCTGTAAGAAATTTAGTCCAAACTATCCCTAAAGAGAGGTATTTTAACCCTATTTTAGGGACTGATATCATTAATACTCTATTTGATTTTGTTGATTTTGGTACTGCATCCAATATTCAACGCCAAATTGAGATCACAATTAATAATTTTGAACCAAGAGTTGAAAATTTAGATATAGAAGTGATTCCTAGACCCGATGATAACCAATTTGAAGTAATTATTCATTATGATATCATTGGACAACAGTTTCCTAGCCAAGAATTTTCCTTTTTATTAGAAGCTACGAGATAATATGCCTATTACTAAATTTACAAACCTAGATTTTGATCAAATTAAGACATCTATTAAGGATTATCTTCGGGCAAATTCAGATTTTACTGATTTTGATTTTGAAGGTTCTAACTTTTCAGTTTTAATTGACACTCTAGCATATAATACCTACATTACAGCATTCAATTCTAACATGGTTGTAAACGAATCCTTCTTGGATTCAGCAACTGTTAGGCATAATGTGGTATCTCTAGCAAGAAACATTGGATATGTACCACGTTCTAGGACAGCAGCAAAGGCATCTATTACATTTACAGTGGATATAGATGTATTATCTACTGTAGATAGTTTAGTACTAAAAGCAGGTCTAGTATGTACTGGAAATCAAGATGATAGTTCGTATATATTTTCTATTCCTGATGATATAGAAAGACCAATTATAGAAGTTAAAGATGAAGTAACGACTCAAATAACAAGAAAATATGCTACTTTTTCAGAAATTGATATTTACCAAGGAAATTACTTAACTAGGACATTTCAAGTAGATGGATCTTTAGATCAGAAATTTTTGTTAGATAATCCAAATATTGACACATCTACATTAGTTGTATATGTTAATAATTACGATTCTACGTCTCAAAGTTATGATTTTAAGAGTGGAAGAGGTACTTTATATAAAAAAGTAGATAATATTTTAGATATTGATAAAGATTCTACAATTTATTTGCTTCAAGAAGTACAAGATGAAAAATATGAACTTCTTTTTGGTGATGGTATTTTTGGTAAGAAAATATCAAATAATTCTATTATTACAGTAAGTTATGTTATTACTGATGGTGCTGCTGGAAACGGTCCAGGAGGGTCTGCAGGAGCACAAGGAGTATTTCTATTTAATGGTACTTTAACAAGCACTACAGGGGCATTAGCTGTTCCTTTAACCACACCTACTATAACAACTGTAAATCGTGCAAGTAATGGTGGAGAGATAGAATCAATAGACTCTATTAAGTATTATGCCCCAAGACTCTATTCTTCTCAATATAGAGCAGTTACTGCACGGGATTATGAATCAATAATACAGCAAATTTACCCAAATACAGAGAGTGTTTCTGTAGTTGGAGGAGAAGAAGTAGATCCACCTCAATTTGGAACTGTTTTTATTACAATAAAACCAAAAAATGGCGAATTTGTGTCTGATTTTGATAAATCAAAGATACTTTCAGATTTAAAAAATTATTCTTTAACTGGAATTAACCAAAAAATCGTAGATCTTAAAATATTATACATTGAAGTTGATAGTTCTGTTTATTATAACAGTTCTAAAGTCGAAGAAATCAATGATTTGCAGACAAGAGTTGTAAATAGTCTATCTACTTACTCAAAATCATTAGATCTTAATAAATTTGGTGGAAGATTTAAATATAGTAAGGTTTTAAGTGTAATTGATAATATTGATGAGTCAATTACATCAAATATAACAAAAATTAGAGTTAGAAGGAACTTAAATGCCCTTATTAACCAATTTGCACAATATGAATTATGTTTTGGTAACGAATTTAATGTTAAAAAGGAAGGTCTTAACATTAAAAGTACTGGATTTACTATATCTGGATCATCAGATATAGTTTATTTGACAGATACACCAAATATAGATGAAAAAACTGGAATAATTTCAATTGTTAAGAAGGATATTATTGATTCTACAAAAACAATTGTTGTTGAAGAAGCAGGAACTGTTGATTACATAAAAGGTGAAATTAATCTAACTACAATTAACATAACATCAACAGTAAAACCTAATAATATAATTGAGGTTCAGGCATTTCCAGAATCGAATGATATTATTGGTCTTCAAGATTTATATCTCCAATTTAGCATTTCTGATAGTACAATAAATATGGTTAAGGACACTATTACTTCTGGAGAACAAATATCTGGAGTTGGGTTTAAAGTTACATCAAGTTATACAAACGGAGATTTAATAAGGGTATGATATCTACTGGTATTGATAAAAGAGTTCAAATTCAGCAAATAGTTGATAATCAACTTCCTCAGTTTGTATTATCAGAAAGCCCAAAAGCAGCTGATTTTTTAAAACAATACTATATTTCTCAGGAATATAGTGGTGGTACAATTGATATTACAGATAATCTCGACCAATATTTAAAATTAGATAACTTAACACCTGAAGTAATTGTTGGAAAAACAACTTTAGATGTTAGTATAAATTCTACTGATAAAAATATTACTGTTAATAGTACAAAAGGATTTCCTAATGAATATGGACTATTAAAAATTGGTGATGAAATAATAACTTATACTGGAATTACAACTAATACTTTTACAGGATGTGTTCGTGGATTTAGTGGAATAACAACATATCAGGATGATAATAATCCAGGAGAATTAATTTTTTCAGATACTACTGCATCATCTCATGATGCTACTTCTGAGATTACTAATCTTAGTGTATTATTTTTAAAAGAATTTTCTAAGAAATTAAAATATAGTTTAACTCCTGGATTAGAAAATGTTGATTTTGTTAGTAATCTTAATGTTGGTAATTTTATAAAAGAAGCAAAATCATTTTATCAATCAAAAGGTACTGAAGAATCATTTAGAATATTATTTAATGTATTATATGGATATGAACCTAAAATAATTGATCTTGAGCAGTATGTAGTTAAGCCATCTTCTGCAAAGTATATTAGACGTGATAGAATTGTTGCTGAAAAAATAAAAGGAAATCCTTTAAATTTAAAAGGACAGACAGTTACTAGATCTACAGATTCTACAACTACTGCATCTTTATCTGAAGTTCAACCAGTTTTAGGTATTTCTGGAACAGGGGTAAGTACATCAACTAATTATTATATCCTAGATGCTTTTATAGGATATAATGATGAAGAATTCATTACAGGAACATTTGATGTTACTGGAAAAACGAAAGTTATAGGTGATGTACCGATAGACTCAGATGTTATTACAGTAGATTCTACTATTGGTTTTGGTAATACTGGCACTATTATATCTGGTATTAATACTAATATTACATATACTGATAAAACAATTAATCAGTTTTTAGGTGTATCTGGTGTTAATAATCCAATTTCTTCTCAAGATTCTATAAGAGATGATGATTATATTTTTGGATATGAAAATGGAGATTTATCAAAAAGAGTAGAATTAAGAATTACTGGTATTTTATCTAAATTTATTCCTGATTCTAATAATAGGTTATCTATAGAAAATGAATCTGTTATTGTTAAAAGTATTGGAGAAAAAATAGGAAGTTCTGAATTTACTTCAAATAAAAGTATATTTGCAAATTCTTGGCGTTATAATACATCTATAACTTATCAGGTAGATGAATTCTTTTGGAAAGATGTAACTCAAGATGATAGTGATATTACTGAAGATGAAAATAATATTATCACAAAATATGATTCAAATGGATCTATAATAGGAAGATATTATCAAACATCAGAATTTAGAATGAGTGAAACTCTTTCTAAAAAGTTTGATTTAGTTGGTCTCTCTGAAGGAGATTTTGTTGAAATTGTAGAAAGAGTTTCCAATCCACTTCAACCAAAAAAAGTTATTACTAGTAATGATGGAAATGTAGTTACTACTATTTCTAAAATAATAATTGGTAATGATATTGAAAGAAGTAAAATTCAAGTAACTGATGGACCATATGATCTTGATATTGGTAAGAAATATGATGTAAGAAAGGTATTAACTAAAGCATCTAGTACTGGAGTTCCTATTAAATATGGAAATAATAAATTAACATCAGATATACAAAATGTATATAATGATTCTGATGAAAACTTATATGTAGCATCTAATTGTTTACCTTCATATGAAATCCAAAAAAATATAGCAACAATTGGTATTACTACAACAAATACTAATACTCTACAGGGATATAATCCTGTAACTGAAAAATATTCAGTAATATCATTTACTACTCAAATACCGTTTATTACAGGAGATGCTGTATATTATAAACCAGACAATACTGATAATCCACTTGTAGGTCTAGATGAGGGTATTTATTATGTAAAAAGTATTCCAAATTTTAATAACAAGATTAATCTATATTTGTCACCATCTTTTATAGCATCAGATGAGAAACTTTCAACTCCTAATAACTTTATAGAATTTGGTATGCCAACCGTATCTGAAGGGCATACGTTTACTTTACTAGCACATTTTAATAAACAAGTTGAGTCTCAAAATTTATTAAAGAAATATCCAATAAATCCTTCATTAAAAACTGGAGAAAAAGAAAAAACTATTCCTGGTTCTGTTGGAATGTTGATTGATGGTGTTGAAATTATTAATTATAAATCTGATGACAATATTTTTTATGGTCCATTAGATAAATTTTCTGTTTTAAGTCAAGGAACTGGATATGATGTAATAAATCCACCTCAGATTGACATTTCTTCAGGAATAGGATCAACAGCATTAGTTAGACCTGTTGTTACTGGAAAACTTGAAGAAATTTTAGTAGATCCTCAAGAATTTGATATTGAAAATGTACTTTCAGTTAAAATTACTGGTGGTAATAGTAAAAATATTTCCCTAGAACCTATACTCAAAAGGGTAAATAGAGAATTAAAATTTGATGGTAGATTGAAAACTGCAAATGGTGGTGTTGATAATCAAGAAGAAACTATAGATTTTGGAAGAAAACATAATTTAAAAAGTGGGCAAGTATTAATTTATGATAGAAATAATAATGAACCGTTAGGTATTACAACTTGGGGTGGAAGTAATGCTGATGCATATCAATCTTTAACTCAAGGTGAATCATATTGGCCTGAAGTAGTTGGATTAACAACTATTAGACTTTTTAGTAATGAATCTGATTACAATAGTGGTATTAATACTATAGCATTTACTTCTATTAGAAAATCAGGAATTCATAAATTTAGACTAAAAAATTCAAAAAATAGTTTAAAAACTGTTAAAGTTGTAAAAACATCTGATGCTGATAATTCTTTCACTAATCGTGAAATATATGTAAGACCAAGTGGAATTTCAATATCTGATTCTGTAATTACTTTTGAGAATCATGGATTTTCTGAAGGTGAAGTTATAAGTTATACAACTATTCCTGGTATTGGTGTTACCAATCCTACTACAATTAGCGGATTATCTACTTCAAATCAATATAAGGTTCTTAAACTAAATGATAACTCATTTAGACTTGCTGATGTTGGAATAGGAAATACTGTAGATAGTAATTATATTTCTAATACTTATGTTAGATTAAATTCTGTTGGTACTGGTTATCAAGTATTTAAGTATCCAGATATTGAAATAACATCCGAAATAACATATTCAGTAGCAACATCAGAAAAAGTTGTTTTTACTCCTGTAATAAAAGGACAAATAAGTGATGCAATATTATATGAAAAGGGATCTGATTATGGTGCTCAAACAGTTATAAATTATGAAAATAAACCAAGTATTACCCTAAAAAATGGAATTGGTAGAGCAGGAAAAAATATACAACCATCTTTAGTACCAATAATTGATAATAGTAAAATAGTTGCTGTAAATATTCAAAATGGTGGTGCAGAATATTATTCTGTTCCTAATCTTGATATAAAGGGTGATGGATTTGGAGCAAAATTAAGACCAATAGTTGATAATGATCCAAATTCTAAAACTTATTTGTCAATTATTGATGTAAAAATTCTAAATGGTGGATCAGGATTTAGTACAAGTAACACATCTATTAAAGTAAAACCATCTGGATCTAATGTTGTTTTTGATTTAAATATTAGAAAATTACCTATAAACAATATACAAACTTTAGAAAATTTTAATTTAAAATACACAAGTGAAATATTACAAGATTCTGTATATGGATTAAAATATGCTACAGTTGGATATTCTACAGCTATTGGTTCAGAATACTTTAATGATCCAAATCCTATTACAGGACATTCTCCAATCATTGGATGGGCTTATGATGGAAATCCAATATATGGTCCATATGGGTATAGTGATCCAACAAATACAAATGAAATTAAAGTTTTACAATCCAGTTATGTTTTAAATTCTTCTAATATTGATAATAGACCTGATATTACAACATTTGGTACTGGATTCTTTGTAGATGATTATGTTTATGATCCTTCTGTAGGAGATTTGGATGAACATAATGGTAGATATTGCAAAACACCTGAATATCCTAATGGTGTGTATGCATATTTTGCATCAGTAAATGATAATGTAGGTGGAGAAAAACTTCCAAAATTCCCTTATTTTATTGGTAATACTTATAGATCAAATCCAACTGTTGTAGATAGTGAATCTAAAATTACACAATCTTTTGATTTTAATAATTCAGATTTAATAAGAAATACTACTCCATATAGAATATCTGAAGAATTTAGTAATAATGATTTTATAATTGAATCTGATAAATTTATTAATCAAAAAACAATTGTAGAATCAGTAACTCGTGGAAATGTAGATGAATTGATTATTACTAATTCTGGTGATGATTATAAAATTGGCGATAGTTTAGTTTTTGATGAATCTAACAGTGACGGATCTGGATTAAGTGCAAGTGTTAATTCTATAGAAGGTAAACCAATAATTGATATTGAAACAGTATATGAAGAATATCAAAACGTTAAATTAGTTTGGGATAATTCTAATCAAGTATCAGCATATATTTCAACATATCATGATTTGATTGGTGCAAACCATATTCAAATTTCTGGCATTTCAACAGATATTGCTAATCTTAATAAATCTCATGTTATTGGTGTTAGTTCAGAAACTACTGTTTTGTATTCTGCAGTTGGTACTGGTGTTGCTGTAACTGATATTATTGTTGGTAAAACTGAGTTAATTTCTGTAGGTAGTAGTATAGGGATTGGTACAGAAGTACTATCAGTTCTTAATAAATTTGAAGATAGAAACGTATTAAGGTGTGAAAGAGGTCTTACTGGAACTGCACATACTATATCTTCTATAGTTAAGTTACTTCCAAATTCATTTACTTTACCAGTAGAAACTGATTATTTTGATTCTGAATTAGATAATATAGTTTATTTTAACCCTAAACAATCTGTTGGTAAAGAATCAACAGCTGGTCTTTCAACCTCAATAGTTGTTACAGTTGCTGGTATTGCTAAATCAATTTCTATACCTGCCCAGAGCATATATCTTCCAAATCATGGATTTAAAACAGGAGATCGTTTAATACTTAAAGAACCTTCCAATACTGGATTTACTAATATTGGTGTATCTACTAATGGAATTCCTGGTAGTGGTAGTCCTACTAGTATTGGGCATGATGATGTTGTATATGCTATTAATAAATCTAAAGATTTTATTGGTATTGTTACTGATCCATCTGTAATTGGATCTGGAGATACCTCAGGTAAAGCTTCTGGACTATTCTTTGTTGGAGATGGTGATAATAGTTTTAAATATTCATTTAGAAAAGAAAACAATCAAGTAACTGCAACAGCAGAAAGAATTATATCAAATGTTTCAGTTTCTACTTCTCATGGATTGCAGAAAAATGATAGTATTAATTTAGTAATCAAACCATCTAAATCTATTGGTATTGGAAATTCTACTGCAATTAAAGTAAAATATAATTCTATAAAAGATAAATTATTAATTAATCCTATTGGGTTTAATTCCACTGGAGTTAATACTACTACAAATATATTAACTATTAATTCTCATGGATTTAAGACTGGTGATAAAGTATTTTATGATAATACTGATGATGATATTATTGGTGGTTTAAGTACTACTGGTTATTTTGTTTATAGAGTAGATGATAATAAGATTAAATTATCAAACACTTATTACGATTCTACTATAACACCACCTAAAGTTGTATCATTAACATCAATAGGTGGAACTTCTCATGAATTATCATTAATAAATCCACCAATTAATGTTATAAGAGATAATGATTTAATATTTGATGTTTCTGATTCTTCTTTATCTGGATATAATTTTAATTTGTATTATGATGAAAACTATATTAATAATTTTGTATCTACTGGTCAAACAAATAGGTATACTGTTGCTATAGGAACTACACCTGGTAATGTTGGTGCAGCAATAACTTTAAATTACTCTAATAATAATCCATTAAGTTTATTTTACAGTTTAGAAAAGGGTGGATTTATTAGTACCTCTGATATTGATGTTATTAATAAATCAAAAATTTCTTATATTGATAGTGAATATATTGGAAATTATTCAGTAGTAGAAACTACCGACACTTCATTTAAAGTTGTTATAGAAGATAAACCAGAAGTTCTTGGATATGCTGCAACTACTATTGGTGTGGGTGGAACCATAACATATAATACAAATTCTACTAGTGCATTAGGTCCTATTAATTCAATAAAAATTAATTATAGAGGAGAAGGATATAGACAATTGCCAAGATTTGTTAGTGTTGCTTCAACTCAAGGTTTTAATGCTAATATTTTACCTAGATCATCTACAGCAAATAAAATTAGTAATACTAATATACTTAATGTTGGGTTTGAATATTCATCTGATAAAACTTTACTACCAATAGCAAAAGTATCTCCAGTAACTTCTTTGAAAAATTATGATTTTATTACTGGTGTTGATATTATTGATGGTGGTTCAGGTTATCAATCTAATCCAAAACTTATTGTTGTTGATAGTGAAACTGGCGAAACTAATGATAATGGTGCGATAGAAGCAATTATAAGTTCATCAACACAGTCTATTGAGGAAGTTAATATTTTAGCAAATCCAAAAGGTGTTGGTAATGCTGAGATATATGCTATTGATGGTACAAATGGTATTCCAATTACAACCATTAATATGAATTCTGGTGTTGTTAATGATGCAGTATCAGGAATTGTAACTGTTAGATTGGGAACACCTGTTCTTGGTTTTTCAGAGATTCCTTTTGCAGTGGGTGATCGGGTATTTATCGAAGGAGTACAAAATATTGATGATGGGAATACATTAAATTCTCCTAGCAATGGATATAAGACATATCCAGTAACAGCAGTTACTAGTTCAAATCCATTTACAATGAAAATTAATTTAGATGGAATTATAACTGAACCTGGAATTGCAAAAACAGATCAAACTTTTGCACAAGTAATAAATTCTAAAAATTATCCTAGATTTAAAATAACTCAAGAACCTGGATTCTTTATAGAGGGTGAGAAAATACTAGTAAAAATTAATGATGTATTTTTGGATAAAAAATTAATATTGGATAAAATTGGAAATGATTATGTTAAAATACAAGGTAAATATGATCTTAAACAGGGAGATAGAATAAAAGGCGAAAGCTCTGGTGTTATTGGTAATATTAATACATTATATGAAAATAAAGGTTCGTTTATAGTTGATTTTTCATCTAAGAAAAATCAAGGATGGTTAGATAATGTTGGAAAATTAGACCAAGACTATCAAGTATTGTCTGATAATGATTATTATCAAAATTTATCATATACTATTCAAAGTCCAGTACAATATAAAGATTTAATAACAGATGTAAATAGATTAGTTCATACTGCTGGTCTTAAGAATTTTGCTGATGTAGGAATAACTTCAAGTGTAACATCTGGATTAACAACTAGCATTGATACTACAACAATAGTTCGTGATCTTTTATCAAATAATAGAGTTGATGCTATTACTAATTTTGATCTTGTTAAAGATATTGATTTCCTTACAAGTCCATTAAGAACAAAATTTATTCAATTTAAAACTAGAGAACTAGTAAATTACTTTAAATGTAAAACTAATAGAGTTTTAGAAATTGATAATATTAATACATTCTTTGGTAATTCTTCAAATAATGCAAAATTAGATGGAACAGTTGCTTTAACAGACAATTATAATAGATTTTTAGTTCAATCAAGAAATCCTATTAATAGTGATATTCAAGTTACTGAATTAGTTACTTCTATAGATTTTGTGAAAGAAGATGTTTATACTATTCAGAAAGCTTCTATAGGTGATGATCTTGTAGAGATTATTGGTGATAAAGTATTAAATGGGCAATATCAACTTAAGTTCAATCCAAAAAATACTTTCGATGTAGATCTTGATATTAAAATTTATCAAAATGCATTTGATGTTTCTAGTACTGGAATAGGAACTACTAATTTTGGATTTGTTGAATTAACTGGTACAGGACAGAATGTTGCAACTGCCACTACTCATACTTTAACATCCGCAAATATATCTAATATAGATTCCTATTTTGCATCTGTTGAGGTAAGAGATACATTTACAAATGAGATTCAAATTGTTGATTTATATGTAACTCATGATGGAACTAATTCTTATATTTCCAATTATGAATTTAATCCAAATAATTCTAGTGGTATTGGATCTTTCAGTTCTAAGATAGAGTCTAATATTTTATCTATTGATTATACTAATGATAGATCAAATGAAGTCTCTCTTCTTAGTAAAATTATTGGTTTTGGTTCTACCACTTCAGGTATTGGTACATATAGATTTAAATCTGATATTCAACCAGATGGATCTGAAGAGACTTTAAGAATTGAATCTTCTTTTACGAATGTATCTGCTGGAGCAACAACAATAATATCTCAATTTAATAAAGTAAAGGATAGTAGTGTTAAAAGTATTATAAGAACTTCTATAGGAAATACTAGTTCTATACATCAATTATTACTTACTCATGATGGTACTGATACAATTCTTACTGAATATGGATTTATATCTGTTGATAATAATCTTGGAATTGGTACGTTCTCATCAAAATATAATGGATCAAATATTGATTTAGTATTTACTCCAAATTCAGATTTTTCAAGCGATGCTGTAGAAGTTCAAGTATTTAATGAAGTAATTAATACTAATATTGATTTGATCAATGAACCATCCATATTAACTTATGGAAAATCTATCGATTCATTATCATTATTACAATTCACTGGTACTAGTAGTGTTAGTTCTAACATTAGGGCTTTTAGATTAAATTACAATAATACTCCAATCTTTGGTAAGTATTTTAATCCTGGTGATTCTACCAAACTTGATTTAGGAACAGGATTATTTAAAATTAAAGATCATTTCTTTAGTAATAATGAAAAAGTAAATTATACACCTGGTTCTTCTATTCAAGGTGTTGGTATTTCATCTTTAGTTATGTCTAATGGTAGTGCTTTACCTGAAAATTTATATGTTCTTAGAGAGAATGAAAATGAATTTAAGTTATCAATAACAAAAGCTGGTGCTGCAGTAACATTTAATTCTTCTGGAACTGGTAATTATCATAGATTGGAGATGGATAAAAAGAATGAAAAAAGTTTAATAGTGTTAAATGACATCATTCAGTCTCCTTTAGCATATACCCCAATTTCACATACCCTTAACAATAATGTTAGTGGTTCGGTCTCTATTTCTACTTCTGTTATTTCTCTTTCTGGTATTTCAACAATACTTATTGATGATATTTTGAATGTTGGTGATGAATATATGACAGTTAAAAATGTTGGAGTAGGAACTACTAATGTTGGTCCTATTGGATTTGAAGGATCTCTTAATCTTGTTGAAGTGGAAAGAGGTTCTGTAGGAACATCTGCAACAACTCATGCGGATGGTGCTGCTGTTAGATTGTATAAGGGAGGATATAATATTATTGGAGACACTCTTTACTTTACTAATGCTCCAAGAGGAAATGATGAAACTGCAAAGATTGAATCTAATAGAGATACTGGAAAATCAAACTTTAGTGGTAGAGTTTATTTAAGGCAGGATTATTCATCTAATATGATATTGGATGATATATCAAATCAATTCACTGGTATTGATAAAAAGTTTGTAGTAACTTCTAATGGTATTAATACAGTTGGACTTTCTACAGGAAGTACATTAATGTCTATTAATGGATTCTTCCAAAAACCAACAACTGATAATAATTTAGGTAATAATTATTTCTTTGAAGCAGATACTTCTGCAGGTATTACTACTGTAGTATTTACTGGTATTACTTCTTATAATGGAACGCAAATAATAAGTGAAGATGATATTAATCAGAACCAACTTCCTAGAGCTGGTCAAATAATATCCATAGCATCTACAGGTGGATTGGGTATAGCACCTCTGGTTGGAGCAGCAGTAACAGCAGTTATTGGTGCTGGAAAATCTATTGTGTCTGTTGGTTTAGGAACTACAGATTTTAATGGATCTGGATATAGTTCTGGACTAAGTACAACTGGAAATGGTTTAATATCCATTGGAATAACAGATGCTGGATATGATCATAGATTTGTAAGTTCTGGTGTAAATTCAGTAACAGTTGCTGCAAATGGTATTGGTGCTAATGCTACATTTACACCTACAGATGCTTCATATACGTCCCATACAGGCGTTCTAGTATTGACAAAGCAGAATCATGGTCTCATTACATCTGATTCTCATAAAGCGATCACAGGAACCCAATATAATGCAACTGTAGGTATTATGACTGTTAAGTTAGCAGCAACACCTAGTCCTGCACTTGCAAATGGACAATTAGTTAAAATTGACGATCTTGGTGTTAAGTTTACTTGTGATAAAGATGCTCATGCTACTGAACATGATTATCCAAGAGAAAATGATCCTCTTAGTGGTAAATGGGTTCCTATTTCAAATGTAACTGGTGGAGATACATTTGAGATTACTGTTCTTGATACTATTCCATCATCTAACACTGGTATTCATACTTTTGTGTCTGGTGTTGCAAATGCTATTAAACGATCTGCTAATACATTATCAATTGCCAATGATAGTTTAGTATTTAATTGTTCTTTAGATGGATATCAAGCTAATAAGGCATATCCACGTGCTGGTATAGATCCTGTTGCTGGAGTATCCACCACTATTCTAGAAGCAACTTCAAATACGGTTACTGTAAATATTGGACCTGGTGGAGGAGCTGGAATTGGAGCATCAATTAGAGCTTCTGTTGGTATTGGTGGTACTTTAACATTTGAAGTTGTTGAAGGTGGTAGTGGATATGTTAATCCAATTATAATGCCACCATCACCATCTTATGAAAATCTTGAAGTAATTGGAGTATCTAGATTAGGTCTTGGTGCAACGACAGATACTGGTAAATCTTTATTAGTTTCTATTGATGTTGGTCCTACTTCTACAACTGGTATTGGATCCACATTATATGAAGTTAAATCTTTTGAATTTACAAAAAAAGGATATGGATTTAGAAAGGGTGATGTATTCAGACCATTATTCAATGGAGAAGATATTAATAAAGTTGGATTAGTAACTGATGTTGGATTATCATCACCATTATCTAATTTGGAATTTACTGTAAATAGTACATTTACTGATCAATTCTCATTATGGAATGTTGGAGAATTTGATTATATTGATTCTATAAAATCATTACAAAATGGTGTTAGAACAAGATTCCCAATGAATTTTAATGGAGAATTAGTTGCCTTCCAGGTAGATAGTAATGATGTTGATTCGCAATTAATTGATATAAGATCATTATTATTGATATTTGTTAATGGTGTTTTACAAGTTCCAGGAGAAGCATATTTCTATGATGGTGGAACTACTTTCTCATTTAGTGAACCACCAGATGAAAATGATGATGTTGGAATTTTCTTCTATAAAGGTACAAATAATGTAGATGTTGTTTATACTGATATAATAGAAACATTGAAAGTGGGAGATGATGTTCAGATTCTTAAGAATGAATCATTTATCGATAGTGATGGTATACAAGTAGGAATTCTTGATCAAGAACCAAGAACTGTTGTAGGTATAACAACATCAGATACTATTGAAACTAATCTTTATTATGATGTTGGTATTAATGATGAAGTTGATAGACCATTAACTTGGATTAAACAAAAAATTGATAAAGTTATTAATGGTAATATTGTTTATAAATCAAGAAATTCTATTGAACCTTTAGTTTTCCCTGAAGCAAGAATTATTGGAGATTTATCAACAACAGATACTGAAGTCTTTGTAGACAACTTGAGTTTATTTAATTATGAAAAAGAAAATCCATTAAGCATAGATTCTATAATTTTCCCTTATTCAGAAAATCTAGTAGGTGCTGCTATTACTGCTATTGTATCTGCTACTGGTACTATTTCATCATTTGATATTGTTAGTGGTGGTTCTGGTTATGTTGGAACAACAACTTCTATTTCAGTTGGTGTACCAACTACAGGTATTATCGCAAATACTGCGAAAGCAACTGCATCAATTACTGCTGGAATTATTACTAGTATTACTATTACTAATCCTGGTGTGGGATATACTAGATCAAACCCACCAAAAGTTATTGTTGCAACACCAAAAGGATCTAATGAAACGATTACTGGTATTGCTGCTACTGCAGGATTTAGTGGAATAATTACTGGAATAACAACTACAACAGGAACTGGAGGTAATCCATTAGCATTAAAATTCTTTGCTAAGATAGGAGATGGAACATTTAGTGGTTTGAATAATGGATATCCAATTTACATTTATGATACTTCTGTTGGAAGTGGAGTAACATCTATTGATGAAGGTGGAAATAGTGCTGTAGTTGGAATAGGAACTACTTATTTGGATAATATCTATTATGTTAGAAGTTTAACTTCTGTTGGTACAAATGGAGAGTTTGTAGTTAATGTTGATTCTGGATCTAATATCGTTGGAATTGCAACTACTGGTACTTGTGGTAAATTTACTTGGGGTAGACTAAGTAACTTTAGTAGAGGTTCTAATCCAATATCAATAGGAGTTACATCTAAAACAATTTCTGGTCTATCAACATTCCCAACAATTCAAAGAAGGAACGCTGGATTTAGAAATACTGGTGGGATAAATAATCCAACATAATCCGTATAAATAAAGAAAAAAGCTATAGATATGGCAGCAATTGTAACAGATCAATTTAGAATTAATAATGCTAGTAATTTTTTGGGGGATATTAATGATACCTCAAACTCGTATTATGTGTTTGTAGGGTTATCAAATCCTGGTATTACTGCTAGTGGTACAATTCCTGCATATGGTAGAGCAACTAGTGATGCTAATTGGAACGCTGATGGTACTAGACCAAATCCTATCGATAATATTAATTATTTAAATCATAGTAAAGATACTATGATTTTTGGTAGAAAAATTAATATCGATAATGCCAGAAGAGTTATTAGAAAACAGACTTGGACTAAAGGCACTCAGTATGAAATATATCGGCATGATTATAGCGTTAATAATCTATCTCCAAAAACAAAATCTTCTAGATTATATGATGCAAAATATTATGTAATTAATAAAGATTTTAATGTTTATATTTGTATTGATAATGGTTCCTCAGGAATTAATACTGAAGGAAATTTATCACAAAATGAACCTTTATTTACAGGAGTAGAACCATCTGCTGCTTCAGGAGATACTGATGATGGATATATTTGGAAGTACTTATTTACAGTTGCTCCAAGCGATATTATAAAATTTGATGCAACTGAGTATATTCCTTTACCAAATAATTGGTCAACATCTACAGAAGCTCAAATAGAATCTGTTAGAGATAGTGGAAATTCTGATATTAATAATAATCAGATTAAAAAAGTATATATTGAAGACCAAGGTAATGGATATGGTGGTTCAACAGGACAAGAATTTCCTATTGTTGGAGATGGAAGTGGTGGAAAGGTTATTGTTGATGTTATTGGTACCAAGATAACAAATACTCAGGTTTCTGTTGGTGGTCAAGGATATACTTATGGTATGGTTGATTTAAGTAATATTTCATCTGGTGTACCTGCTGGAACAAAGGCAAAGTTAATTCCAATTATACCTCCTTCAAAGGGACATGGGTATGATTTATATAAAGAATTGGGTGCAGATAGAGTTTTAATTTATGCTAGATTTGATGATTCTACTAAAGATTTTCCAATAGATTCTAAATTTGCACAAATTGGAATAGTTAAGAATCCAACTTCAATTGGTTCAACCTCAATATACACTCAAAACCAATTTTCTTCAGTATCATCATTATATTTAAATTCATATACTGCTGTTCCTACAGTAGGTTCAATAATTGAACAAGATATTAAATCTGGTGGTGTGACAATTGGTAAAGCAAGAGCTTATGTTGTTTCATTTGATGTTATTTCAGATACTGATAAGATTGCTGTTATGAAATATTATCAAGATAGATCTTTATATTTTAATCAGACAACTGCTGATCAAACTGATAGAGCATCTATTAGTGAACTTGGAGATACTACTGGAAAAATTTACAACTTCCAATCTACTGAGGATGATAAAGTTAAATTAGTTGGTACAACAAATCTCTATACTATAGATACTTCTTTTTCTGGCATTACTACCAATCCAACTGGTAATAAGGTTATTGAACTTGGAGTTGAATTTGAAAAAGGAATCTCTTCATCTGAGATAAATAATCAGTCGGGTGATATTATCTATTTGGATAATAGAGCATTGATCACTAGAGATAAAAGACAAAAAGAAGACATTAAAGTAATCCTGGAATTCTAAAAAATGCCACAGAAAACAAATTTAAATATAAACCCATACTATGATGATTTTACTAAAGATGATAATTTTCATAGGGTTTTATTCAGACCAGGAAGACCTGTTCAAGCAAGAGAATTAACGACTTTACAGTCGATATTACAAAATCAGATTGACACTTTTGGAAGTCATATCTTTAAAGAGGGATCTATGGTTATCCCTGGTAATGTTGATTATGATAATGAATATTTTTCAGCAAAATTAGATTCTGAACATCTGGGACTTCCAGTATCATTGTATATTGATAAGTTAAAAGGAACAAAATTAAAAGGACAGAATTCTGGTATTGAAGTATTAGTCACTGATTATAAATTACCTTCAGATTCAGATGATATAACTGATGTAACATTATTCATTAAATATCTTAGTGCAAATGATGATAATGTAGATTCTAGGTTAACTGATGCAGAACCTTTATTGGCTCAACAAAGTATAACTTACGGAAATACAACTATTGATGTTGGAGAAAGTGTAGCTAATTTAATATCTTCAAACGCAACGGCTACTGGTAGTGCAGTACATATTGCAGAAGGAGTTTATTTTATTAGAGGTAATTTTGTAAATGTTTCTGCAGATACTTTAATTTTAGATCCATATTCAAATAATCCATCATATAGAGTTGGTTTAAATATCTTAGAATCAATTATCACCGCAAAAGAAGATAATTCTTTATATGATAATGCTAGGGGATTTTCTAATTATGCTGCACCAGGAGCAGATAGATTAAAAATTACTACTACATTAGCTAAAAAAGATTTGAATGATTTCAATGATGGTAGTTTTATTGAAATCGTTAAATTAAGTAGCGGTGACGTTAAAAAAATACAAGATACTAGTGTTTACGCTGAAATTGCAAAAGAATTTGCTAGAAGAACTTTTGAAGAATCTGGTAATTATTCCATTGGCAATTTTAATGTTAATGTTTCTGAATCTTTAAATGATAATATTTCAAATGAAGGTATTTTCCAACCAGATCAAATTACTGTTGAAGGAAATACACCATCAGATGATTTAGCCTGTGTTGAAGTTGAGTCTGGTAAAGCATATATTAAAGGATATAGAGTTGATAGAGATGGAACTACAATTGTAGATATACCAAAATCAAGAGATATTGAAACAATAGAAAAATCAAAAATTAAATTTGATATGGGAACTCTAATTAGAGTTAACAATGTTTCAGGAACTCCTTTAATAGAAGTTGCTAATTCTAATAATAATATCGTTAAATTATATGATCTAAGAAAAGCTACAGGGGTACTAGATGGTCCACCTACTAATGCTATTGAGATTGGTCAAGCAAGAGTATATTCATTTGGATTAACAAATACTCCATATGTTGATAGTTCTAGTGAATGGGATTTGAGATTGTTTGATATACAAACATATACAAAATTACAGTTAAATCTTGCATTAACATCTACTGAATGTCCTATTAGTACATTTATTAGAGGTGCAAATAGTGGTGCAAGTGGATATGTTGTTTCATTATCTGGTAGAGTAGCTACACTTTCCCAAACATCAGGAAACTTTATTAGTGGTGAGAAATTATTAATTAATGAAACTGATGAATATTCTAGAACTGTGGATAGTATCACTGTTTATGGTGCTAGAGATATAAAATCAGTATATCAAGATAGTACTGCTCTTGGACTTAAAAAGGATTTTACAGCAGATACTGTATTAAAAGAGGTACCATTATTTACTGGTAGTATTGAAGTCGCTCCTGATGGAACCGACATGGCAGGAACAATTAAATCTAATGGTAATACTTTTACTGGAGTTAAAGTAGGATCAATAGTTAAATATCAATCTGGAGATTTTTCAGCACCTACTAAATCTAGTACATCCGCAAATTTCAATAGAGTTACTGCAATTTCTGCAGATTTAAGTGAAATTAGTGTTTCTGGTATTGGTAGTGTTGTAGGAGTATGTACTGGTTTTGTTGGAGTAGCTACAGGTAGTGGTATAAGTCTTGTAGTTCCAGAAATACTTAATAGTCAAACAGGAGGTCTTTATAGTCCTATTGATATTCCTAATGTTTCAAATTTAGATTTATCAAATTCTGAATTAGCAGTTACTACTCAAATTAAAGATGAAACTTCAGATGGTAATGGAAAATTAACAGCATCTGTATCAAATATTACAGGTATAACTAGTTGTTTATTTTCTGATTTTGATCCTGAAAAGTACTCTGTAATTTATGCTGATGGAACTGTAGAATCATTAACCAGTGATCAAGTTACATTTTTAAATGGATTTACTGATATAGAAATTGAAGGATTAAAAACTAACCAAAGTAATAATGTTACTGTTAATGTAACAGTTGAAAAACAAATTATTAAAGAGAAAGTAAAACAATTTAACAGAAGTAATCAACTTATAGTTGATAAAACAAATTCTGGAATATCAACTACTATTACTGGATTATCAACAAGTAAATTTTATGGTTTAAGGGTAGAAGATAAAGAAATATCTTTAAATGTACCTGATGTATATAAAATCTGTGGTATTTTTGAGTCTAAAAATACTTCAAATCCAACTCTAGATAAATTAGGATTTGTATCTGGATTAGCATTAGATACAAATGTAGTTGTTGGTGAAAAAATTATAGGAAATGATACTACTGCAATTGCTCAAGTTGTAAATGTACCATCTCCAACAGAAGTAGAAATTGTATATTTAAATAGTAATATTTTTACTCCAAATGAAGTAGTTACTTTCCAGGAATCTAATATTATTACTACATTACAATCAATATCTTTAGGTAATAATTTAAATATTACAAATAATTATTCTTTAGATACTGGTAATAGAGAGCAATATTGTGATTATTCTAGAATAGTTAGAATAGGAAATCGTCCTGCACCAACTAAAAAGATATTAGTAGTTTATGATTGTTATAAAGTACCTACTGATGATACTGGAGATGTATTTACTGTAAATTCATATAGTAAAGATAGATATTCTAAAGATATTCCAATATTAGCAAATGGTGTAAGAGCATCTGATACTCTTGATTTTAGACCTAGAGTACCAGAATTTAGTGCTAGTGATAAATCTCCATTTGCATTTACAAGTAGAGATTTTATAAGTGGAAATGGAACTACACCATCTTTAGTCATATCAACTGAAGAAACATCAACAATTGGTCTTAGTTATTATCTACCTAGAATTGACAAATTAATTCTAGGTTTAGAAAAGGATAGTGATGGAAATAATAGTGGAAAATTCTCATTAATAAAGGGAGTTTCATCATTAAATCCTAAAGAACCAGAATTAATTGATGATGCAATGCATATTGCATCAATTCATCTTCCTGCATATCTATATGATGCTAAAGATGCAAAAATATCTCTTATTGATAATAAGAGATATACAATGAGAGATATTGGAAAATTAGATGATAGATTAACTAATTTAGAGACAGTAACAAGTCTATCTTTACTTGAATTGGATACTAAATCTTTCCAAATTCAAGATGCTGATGGTTTTGATAGGTTTAAAACTGGTTTCTTTGTAGATGATTTTAAAGATGCTGAGAGAATGGATTTTAATAATCCAGATCATAAAATTGATATTGATCCTTCTAGACAAGAAATGCTTGTCCCTATAGATAGAGCTACTTTTAAACCAGAATTAGGCGTTGCAGAATCATATGATGTTGGTACATGTGATTTTTCTCAAAATCTAGATTTGCTAGATTCAAATGTACAAAAAACAGGTGAGTTAGTAACATTAAAATATACTGAAGAGGAATTTATTAAGAATGCTTTTGCAAGTCATATAGAGAACGTAAACCCATTTACAGTTGTTAGATATACTTGCGATATTAAACTAACTCCACAATCTGACAATTGGACTAGGACTATTCCTTCTATAATACGCAAGACAAGAGTTGTATGGGGTGATTATAATGGAGAATTACCTCCTGATGATATACTTATTGGAACAAGACCAGATGATCATATAAGATCTAGAAATGTTGGATTCCATGCTGTTGGTTTGAAACCAAAAATAAGATATTATCCATTTTTTGATTCAAGAAGTGGTATTGACATAGTTCCAAAATTAATCAAAATAAGAATGGTTTCTGGATCATTTGAAATTGATGAAACTATTAGAGGATATGGTCTTAATAGTTCTACTGTTCCTAATATTACATTTAGAGCTGCACAACCAAATCATAAAACAGGTGCATATAATAATCCAGAGACATTTTACTATGCTAATCCATATGATCCAACAGTGGATATATCAGCAGTATATACTGAATCATCTACAATATTAAATGTAGATATTGCATCATTATGTGAAGATGCTCAAGGAGATTATCATGGAAGAGTTTCTACGGGAATGCGATTTAAAGGAGAATCAAGTGGGGCAACAGCAGTATTAGATTATACTGTAGAAGCAGGAAATCCAGTTCAATTAATTTCTGATAGTTTTGGTGCTTTATCTGGATCATTCTTTATTAGAGAACCTAATTCAGATCCACCACCACCATTAAGATTTCCTAATGGTACTTGTACATTTAGATTAACATCATCTAGTACTAATCAAACTATATCTGCTGTTGATAGTGGAGGAACTGTTACTCAAGGAGAAGCAGAATATACTACCAATGGTACTATAAGAATGGTTGATAGAACTCCAGTCGTGATTCGTATTCCACCCCCACCACCTCCACATGATGACCCATTAGCTCAGTCATTTACTACTGGTCCTGATGGAATGTTTGCATCATCTGTAGATGTATATTTTGCAGAAAAAGATGAATTCCAACCAATAACTTGTGAAATAGTAACTGTTGAACTTGGAACTCCAACAAATCAAGTATTGCAGGGGTATGCTCAGGTTCAATTAGATCCTCAAGCATTAGATTCTACTGGAACTTCTATTATTAAAACTTCTTTAGATGCCTCTATAGCAACTAATATTAAATTCCCATCACCAGTTTATTTGGAACCAAATACTGAATATGCTTTGGTTCTTAGAGCAGGTTCTAGTAATGCTTATAAAGTTTGGTGTTCTAGAATGGGTGAACCTACTATCGAGACTAGAGATCTTGATGCAGCAAGTCAATCTATCATTGGTGATCAGTATATTGGAGGAAGTTTATTTAAGTCTCAGAATGCGACTATATGGACTCCTAGCCAATATGAAGATCTTAAATTTACATTATATCAATGTAATTTTGAAACATCAGGTAGAAACGGAACATTAACATTATACAATCCTTCTCTAGAGTATAAAAATGTTAACTTTAAGACTGGTACGAATGCTATAGAAACATTCTCAAGAAAATTAAAAGTTGGTATTACTCTTAATGATAAGGCAAGTTTATTGAATGTTTTAACTCCTGGAAGAGAAGTGTCTGCGTCTGCATCAGGAGCTCCTGCAGTTTCTGTAGATGCAACAGGTCTTATTGAGCAAATTGGTGGTCCAATTAATAAACTATCGGCTGCAAATGCTGGTATAGGAACTACTAATGGTGGTTCTGGTTATGGTGGATCTACTCATAATGGAGTCCCATTATTTACAATAACAGGTAATGGTTCAGGTGCTACTGGAAATGTAACAGTATCAAATGGTAAGGTTACTAATGTTGCTATAGCAAATACTGGTTCTGGGTATGTAGTTGGAGATGTCTTGGGAATTACTACCTCATCTTTAACAGCACCTAATAAAAAAGGAACTGGTGCTGAAATAACAATAGATGATGTTTGGGGTGTAGATACATTATACTTATCAAATGTTAAAGGTGAAAAATTAACCACTAATAATTATTTGGTATATACCAAAGATGATGGAACAACTTCAACAGGGGCAGCAACAACTGTCATAACAAGTTCTACTGTTAATGGTAGTCTTTATGAAGGTAATGTTATTAAAGTTGATCAATATAATCATGGATTAACTTCAGATAATAATAAAGTTATTTTAAGTAATATTGAACCTGACACAATTCCGACAACTTTAACTGCAGATCTTAGTTTAACTGGTACTACAATTTCTGTTGCTAGTACTGCGACATTTGCAAATTTTGAAGGTATTACAACATCTAGAGGTTATGCAAAAGTTGGTAATGAAATAATATTCTATGATGGTATTGGATCTGGAACTCTTAGTATATCCCAAAGAGCTTTTGGTGATTCAGTTCAAGATGCTCATTTTAATGGAGATAGTATTTCTGCATATCAGTTTAATAATATCTCATTAACAGGTATCAATACTACTCATGATATGCTTACTTTACCTAATGCATTAAATGATCTTAAGACAATAGATAGTTATTATATTACTGCATCAAGAACTGGAAGAACCAATCTTCCAGATAGAAATGGTGGTAAAGAGCAACTAAGTTTTGCGGAAAATAGTTTTGGTGGTGGAGACTATATATTATCTACCCAAAATCATCAATATAATACATTCATTCCTTCTTTTAATGTTTTGGTTCCTGGAACAGAAACAACTTTAACTGCACAGTTAAGGTCTGTATCTGGAACTA